CTGCCTGCTGCGCTGCAGTCTGCGCGTCGGTCTTGGCCTGCTCTGCGGCGGTGGCATCTTTGTGCACGGCATCCACCAGCTGCTGCCACGCGGGCGAGTCCGGTTCCGGCATAGTGCCGTCCTCTGTGCCGCTGTTGGCGCTGACGCGATATCGCAGGTCGGCGCTGGTCACGGTCTTTGTGCCGTCGCTGCCCTCAAAGGTAATGCAGCCGTTGCCGGGCTGTGCGGTAACGCTGGCGGGCACATCCACAGAGCCGTCCACCACCAGCGAGGATGCCGGGTCTTTGCCGCCCGGGACGTGCCAAAAGGCCCGGATGGTCAGGTCCTGCCACTCGCCGGATGCGGTGACAGCAAGTCGGTACACACCCCGGTTTTTGGTGTAGCCAAAGCGCACCAGCTGCTCATAGCCCGGCACTTTGACGACGCCATTGGATGCGAGAGATACGCTTAGCTCGATCATAAATTACTCCTTGTTGATGGTAGGCTTCTTTTCTGCCAGTGCCTTCTTCATCAGGCTTACGGCCTTTTCAATCACCGCGTCAAGCACTTCATCCGTGATGATAGGCTTCAGCCATGCAGGGCAGGCCGCACGCAGCGCGTCAAAGACCTGCTTCTTTTTCTTTGCGCCCTGGCCGCTGCCCATGATGCTGTCCTCGGCCTTGCACACGAGGTCATAGGCCAGATCTTTGACAAGCTGCTTATAGCCCATGCGGATAGCGCCGACAGCCAAAGCCACAAAGCCGACGATAATAAGAACGATTGCGACGGGGGCGGGGATAAAGTTAAGCATTGCTTCCATGATTTGTTACTCCTTTCAGCAGGTAGTTGTTAATATCGGATTTGCTTTTTTGCATACCTTCGCGGTTGTTTCCGGATAGTTGCGCATCCAGAAGATTCTGCACGCCAACAAGGACAAGACGCATTTCTTCATCGATGCCGTCAAAGCGCGTCAAATCGCGTCTAAGGGCCGCGGCGTGCTGCGTGGAAACAGTTTCTACCGCAGCCAGTCGCTTTTCAATGGTGTCAATGCGCTTGTTCTGCGCATCGTCGGGGGCCTGTGCATTTTTGACGTACTTGTGGATGATGTCCAGCACCTTGTCGATGGTGATGACCGCAGCGCACAGGCTGCCCAGGATGCCCAGCACCCACAGTAGAGCTTCTTTTTCGGTCATTTGCCCTCCCGGAGACGGGTCAGGCCCTTCTTGCAGATGATCTTCGGGTAGTTGCGTGTGGTCACATTGAGATCAACGTGACCGGAAATACCAGGAACGCTGCCCTTGCTGGTGTGCTGGTGTGCGTTGTAGGCAAAGGTCACGGCAGGTGTCTTTCCTGTGTAGTCGGCCAGCCACACGTCGTAGGGGCTGAGGGCAGCACCGCCCATATACAGGCGTGTCTTAGCAAAGCTGGTGTAGGTATAGAGCTGGGCATAAAAGCCCATGTCTTCCACCTTTTTCAGGGCGTAGGCTGTCAGGTCGGTCAGCGTCTGCTTGCCAAGAACCCTGAATTTGTTGTCCTCCACGTCCACTGCCACAGGCATTTCCAGCGTCTTGCCACGCAGGGCGTCAGCCAGCAGGGAAAGCTCTGCATCGGCCATTGCCTTGCTGGTGGCGTAGGTGTAGTAATACACGCCCACCGCCAGACCTGCCGCCTTTGCGTTGCGGTAGTTTGTTTCAAAGGTCGGGTCGATGTACAGGCCGTCTGCTCGCTTGGATAGCCTGCGGTTTGTGCTGACGGTCTTGAGCATGACGCCCTGATAGCCAGCGGCCTTGACCTTCTTCCAGCCCTCCAGTGTAATGTTGCCCTGATACCGGCTTACGTCGATGTAGCGGTAGGGCGGTGCTCCCGTCCACTCGGTCACCTCAGTCACAGATGCCATTGTGTCCTCCTGTTCTACCTGTTCTTCCGCCAAAGCGGCAAAGAAACGGCTCAAAAAGTTAAAAAGTGCGGTCAAAAATGTGTTGTTTATTGCGATCACCCCCAATGTCAAAGAGTAGGCATTAAGTGCCATGGGCGGCCTCCTGCTGGGCCAGCAGCTGGGTCAGCTCCTTATACTCGGCCTCGGTGATGCGGCCAATGGCGTAGAAAACGTCCAGCTTGTCCGCAAGACCAGCGGTCTGTCCGCGCTCGATCAGGCGTTTACAGATACGATACAACATAGTTTTTACCTCATTATGTGGTGGTGTCAGTGGTGGTGTCATCGGTCAGTCCCAGCTCCAGCAGGGCGACGCGGTACTCCTGATCTACCGCCAGGGCGTCCGTGTCCGCCTGTGCGGCCTGCGTCTCGGTCAGCAGCTCGGCGAGGGTGGGGTAGTGGTAGCCGGAGAGCCAGATGTCTACGGTGTAGCCGCCGGTATTTATGTCCGCCCCTGCCAATTCAAAGTGCAGGGTCCCGTCCGGTCGGAAAGTCGTGTTGGATGCAAAGATTCCATTGCCCTTGCCGAAGTTGTGGTTGACCGTGCCGCCTTTTGCGATATCTACTTCTTCACCGTATGTTTTGCCACTGTCGTTGTACCTCGACTTAACGTGCACATAGTCAAGGCCGTCTGGCATTTTGATGTCGTAGGAATGCCACCTTTTTCCGGTTTCCACGTGGTGGTTCCACACCAGCCGCGCCTCCGACTTGACCGCCACACTGGCCGCGATGGTATCATACAGCGTCTTGCCGCTCAGGGTGCCGTCCGGGGCAATGTCCAGATAGTCGCCCACCTTCACGCCGCCCAGCTGGTCTGCCGTAGCGGGCGGCAGGGTGTACGGCGTGCCGAACTTGGCGTCGGTCTGGGCCTTGGTATACCTCTGATCCAGGGCGTCGCCGGTCGCCTTTGCATCAGCCGGTGCGCCCGATACGGTCAGGGTCGTGTCAGTGGACACGATAACCTTTGCGTCGGCGGCACTCTTTGCAGCTGCTTCCTCGCTGGCCTTTGCGGCAGATGCACTAGACGCGGCAGCAGTTTGACTGGCCGCTGCTTCTTCGGCACTGGAAGCAGATTCCTCGGCTTTTGATGCCGAAATACCTGCCTGCTCTTGCGCTGCGCTTATGGCTTTTGCAGTGGCGTCTTTGACTGTCTGGGCTGCTGCTGTGGCCTGTTCTGTGGCAGTTGCCGCCGCGTTTGTGGCTGTTTCCGCACTCTGAACAGCTTCTTCCTGCCGCGCGATAACAGCCTCGCCATACTGCTTCACATACTCAAAGCCCTGTGCAAGGGCTTCCCGTACTTCCACGCCGCGTTCTGCATTGCGGACTTCGGAAATTGCTTCGTCAAATGTCTTATCCAATTTATCACCCCTTTGCGGATGCATAGCCCTTCAGCGAGCGGCTCAGGTCATAGGCGTCACTGGCTTTTCGTGAGCTCAGGGCCTGCAAGTCGCTGACGCTGGAGAAATCAATGCCCAGCGTGAATTCTTTTTTGTCCGGCGCGTCCAAAGGCTCCACAATCTTAGAGCACAAAAGCCAGGTGTTCACCCCGTGCGGGTTGGAGTAGATGTGTGTCATCTTGCCAAAGCCAAGGCGGGCGATATCCACGCCGGCATCCTTGAGGTCCACAGCCTTTACCGTGATTCCGTCAAGGTAACGCAAGTTTTTGGACAGCTCCGCGTTGGCGGCATCCAGAAGCGACTGCGTTGTGTTTTCGGTTCCGTCCTGCACAATGACCCGCGCGATGATGCCAAACAGCTTTTGCGCGGTGGCGTCGTTAGCGGTTGCCGTGATGGTGTTGGTTTTCTCCCACAAAAACCAGCCGGATTTCTTTTTTCCGACGGCAATGACGCGGGTGACGATATCCTCTGCTTTGACGTAGCTGCTCAGGTCGAGCAGGTTTGTGCCGAATGCGATGGGCTGCCCGTTTTTCTCCTGCACTTCCTGGACGTAGTCCAGATACCGGGCCCCGTTTTCGTGCCGGACAATCAGATACCCGCCGTATACATCCACAAGCTCATTTTGGATGACATCCCATGTAACGCCAAAATTTCGTCCATCGCCAAAGGTGTACCGTGGCGCAGAATCGTAACGGACAACGGAAGAATCCGGCAAAGCTGCACCGTTGAACAAGACGGCATAGCCGTCTCCCTGCTTTTCGATTTTCCAATTTTTCGAGACCGTGTCTTTGAGATCGTATTCCGTCTCAGGCGGAAAGGATTTTGAGTGCGTAGCGCATGTGATATCCGGCGTAACCGTTCTTTGCGTGGCTTCGTGCGTCTGGCCGTCACCATCCAAGGATAAAGCCACGTTTACGCTCACGGAAAAAAGGCCGTTTCCAGTGCGCCAGATATACCCGTTTATGGAAGAATCTGCATGCTTTTCATTCAGCGTCCAGCTGTACGCAGATGGATCCGGGGCCGTGTCATCATCCGAGTAGCCGACTTCATATTGGCTTACAAGCTGTACGCCGGACGAGGTATAAAGTCCATATTCATACCTGTAATCGCCGTCACTATCCGGAGTACCCGCCATGTATTCCAGTTTCATCACGCAGTTATGCAGCTCTGGCACCACCACGCTGGTGCTCGGAAAGCCAACATTTCCGCAGACAAACGACTTGTATGCGTCCACCATGCCGGTGTGGTTTTCCAGCAGAAACGAAAGAAATTGCTTGATCGTCACGTCTTTGGCTGTATATGGCGCAACAGAGCTGTCGTTGAGGTAGGCCAGCTCTCCCTCGCAAAAGACTTTTTGACGCAGCTTAAAATCCTGCTCATGGCTCATGGGCCTGCCCTCCCAGATGCGCACATCGTCTTGTTCTACGGACACGGTCGTGCGCATTTTTTGCAAAGCTGAGTGGGCCACATTGCCAAGCGGCAGGGTGAATTCCAAGCTACCGGCCTTGCTCACCTCCCGTGTCAGAGTTGGACTGATGAGCTTTTTTGTGTCCGTGTAGTCCGTTGGGTCGTAAATGCAGGTCTTTGTCTTCCACACGTCAACGCCGGTCTGGACGCCCGCATAAACTTTATAGCTCATAAGCTGCCCCCCAGATATCGGATGCTGATGCTGCAATCCGCAGACGCCGCAAAGATGAGAGTACCTACAACGCCATCCGGCATATGCAAGCCCTCAATGTACTGCCACTCTGTAGACTTTGCAAGGATGCCAACCTCAAGGCCATTGAGGGACACCGCAATGTCGGCAGCGTCCTCGCTGCGCTTGAAGTAGATGCCAGCTGCTCTTGGTGCGCCGGTGACAGTTACGGTGATGTCCTCGTTGGCTTTGAGCTGGATATCCGTATAATTGCGGATGATCGCCGTATCAAATACAAGGTCATCCCACAGCCAGTCATCAGAGCCGTCGTATACACTGCGTTTGAAGGGGCTGCAGGTGCCTGTGATGGTGAACGCACTGGAAAGCCGGTCGCGCGTCATGGACACGCTCCACAAGCCCTCCCAGTAGAAAGATGGGTCATTGTCGAACTTACATTGAAGCCATTTGCCATGGATGGCGTTTGCGATCCGGCTGTAAAGGGTCGGCCAGGTTTTTTTGGGCGCCCTGCACAGCAGCTCCATGGTAATGGTGCGCTTTTTGTAGTGTGGCCTGCCGTCCAAAGAACTGGTCAGGTTGAGCAGCGTATCAGAGCCTGGCACCTGTACCAGGTACTCGTCCACCTCCGCGCTGCTGATCTTCGGGCTGCCCACTTTGAGGTACAGACCCCAGTCCGTGAGGGTATGATAATCGCCGATTTTTGCGCCTTGCAATTTTGCCATTATACGCCCCTCGCTTTCCGGGTCACTGCAACGCCGATGTGCAGATCCACATTATTTGCCATACGCGGAGACAAAACGCCGACAAGCTCACCGGAATCCATGACCACCTGACCCTTGCCGATGTCAGGCAGATGCTCGTCCAGCATCCCCTCGATGCGTTCAAGAATGCTGGTCTGCCGGTCAACAATGGACTGCTGGCCGGTGACGCGGTACTGTATCGCAGACCGCGTAGAAAACTCGCTCAGGCTGTCGTAAACGCCCACATCGTCAAACGGGCTCTTGTAATTATTGACCGGGTCTTTGCTCTTTTTGTTTTTGGCCCACAGCGCAAGCCCGATGCCGCCAGCTGCAGCGCCCGCAGCGCCAACGCCCAGGATCAGGGCAAGGACGGGGTTCGCTGCCACAAAGGACACGATGCCGCCCAGTGCAGAAGTGATGCCGCCTGCTATGCCGGAAAAGCTCTGGACGATGCCGCCTAGTGCTCCGCCCACGCCGCCGGAGCTTGCAAGGCCCTGCACGATCTCAGAGAACGCCTTTACAGACGTAGTGGCACCATCCACTCCGGCAGTAATGCCGTTTGTGAAAATGCTCTGGATAGACCCCAGCGCCTTGCCGATGCCACCGCTGAAGTAGCCCTCATTGACCGCGGTCAGCGCGTCCGCAAGCCACTTAGAGATCACGTCACGCTGTCCCTGCGACACTTCGCCCCAGATTAGATTGACAAAATCCAGAGCGAGACCGCCCCAGTCGCCATTTTTGGCGTCACTAAAGGCGCTTTTTACCAGCCCGAAAATGCCCTTATCCAGCTGGCCGGAAGCCTCACTCAGCTGCTGGTCAATGCGGCTCTGGGTGCCCTTTACGCTCTTGTCGATAAGAGTAGAGGTCTCGTTCACCTTATCTTCGATTCCGTCGATGTAGGTGATGATCTTCTCGTAGGTCTCCGCGCCGTTCTTTCCGATGCGCTGGCCGGTCTCTGTGACGGTCTTCTTGATATGCTCGCTGCCGTCGGCGTACTTTTCCACCGCCTGCTGCACCTTTGTGGTGATGCCGTTAAAGGTGGTTTCCGAGACGTTGGTAAAGGTGCCCAGCAGCGTTTTTGACATGTCGTCATAGGTCTTTGTGACCTTTGTGACCGTGCCGTTTACTTTGGTCTCCACCTGCTTAAAGGTCGTGGCAACACCGTTCACCATCTCCTTGCCGGTCGTGGTGGTGGTCTCGGTGATGCGATCTTTGATCTTGCCCGCGCTGTCCTTGACCTTTTCGGTGAGAGTCTGGATGCTAGTGGTCACAGTGCCCAGCGCATTCTGTGCAGCGGTGGTAGCCGTGCTGGAGATGGACGAAATGACCGTTTCGGTGGTGGACCTGGTGGAACCGGAGGATCCGGATTTTTTGCCGCCGGAGGAGCCGCTGCCACCGCCTGTGGTGACGATGGAACTGCTCCCGTTGCCATTGGCTGCCGCCAAATCCGCCTGACGCTGGGACCAGCTCCTATTGCTGATGCCAACGCCTTTTAAGGCGTTTTGCCGCAACCTGTTACGGTTGCTCTGCCGGTTATTTGCATCCGCGTACTCTTCGTAAGTATCAAAGTCAGCCGTGGCTGCTTTTCCGAGAAAACGGTTGAGCTTATAGCTCAGCTGATCCAGCCATGTGGTGGCTTTGCTTGCGAAGTCCTTGAAAGCGTTTTTTGCCGTGTTGATAGGCTCTGTCAGGCCGGTAATCGCGCCTGCGAGACCAATCCAGCCGTCCGTTTTGTAAGCTTCCTGTGCTGCGACGAGCATGTCGTTCAGATTGCCGATTACAACGCCGGCGCCGCTGGATAAATCGCCGGTCAGCAATCCCGCCAGCTGCTTTACATTGTCCTGCAGGGTAGACATGCGCCCATTCATGGTCTGGCTCTGGGTGTCCATGCTGTTGTAGTAACGCCCGCCCTCTTCGGAAGCGGCCTGCAAAGCCTGCGTCAGCAGATCATAACTGATGGTCATGTTCTGCACTTCTTCGGTGGACTTGCCTGTGTAGTCCGCCAAAATGCCGTAGACGTCGATGCCGGCATAAGCAAACTGCTTGATATCCACCGCTGTTGCCTTGCCGGTGTTGGCGATCTGCTGCAGGTTTTGTGCCATGCGGTTCAGCTCGTCGTTGCCGCCACCGGTCGCAGAGACCGCGTCGCCCAGTGCCATGACGGTATCGCGGGCATAGGAAGCGTTCTCGCCTGCAGAGATCAGATACTGGTTCGCCTTTGTCAGGGACTCGACATCAAACGGGGTTTTTGCCGCGTCTTCCTGAATCTGGCTCATGACCTGCTGGGCAGCTTCCGCGCTGCCCAGCATATTGGTAAAGCCGGTTGTGTATTTCTCGATCTGGGCGTTGTACTCGATGCCGGAAGAGATGAATCCCTCTGCGGCACTGAGCGCAGCGGAGCCGAGCTTCGAGAAGACGTTCGCCATGACCGTGCCCTGTGCAATAGCACCGGCCAGAGATTTTCCGGATGCCTTATCCGTGGAGCTGGCAAAGCCATCCATGCCGTTGTTTGCAGCTTTTAGCGCGGTCGTGGTTGCCCTGAGCTGCGCTTCTGCCTGCGCCAGCATGATCTTGAGATTTTTGGTCTCAGAGGACGCTTTGCCGGTCTTGCCCACCGATTCGTTGTAGCGTCTGGTCAGCTCCACTACGGCCTTTGCGGCCTTGCTGTACTCTCCTGACAGTGAAGAAACGGTTTTTTTCGTCTCGGATTGCACATTCTGGATGCCCTGCCGGTAAGCGCTGTCGTCCAGCCCGAGGGTGGCGCTCAATTCAAAAAGTTTCAGGTTCCATCACCCCCGTTCAAGCCATTTTTAATGCGTGCTATCACTTCATCAGCGGACGGCTGGGGCGGCTGTGGGCGGTTTTCCACAAGCCCGGCCACCATGTCGTACCATCGTTCTTCCGCGCCTATAAGGTACGCCAGAGCGTCCGTCATGTACGCCTGATAGCTAAGCGTGATGTGCTCTTGCCGCAAAGTGTTCAGGCAGTGCTGCAAAATGTACGGCCTGCCAAACAGCCGCAGCGCGTCCGGGCTGATGGAAGAAATCAGGCGTCTGTACCCGCCAGCACCAACGGCAGACACCAGAGCAAAAAATCCATCACATCATCGTTGTTCAGCAGCTCTTTCACCGCGCGCATCTTCTTGAACGGGCCAATGTTTTCAACCACCCCGTTTTCATCCACGTCCGGCTCATAGAGCAGCGGAAGCAGCTTTGCGGTGGCAGCGGCATTGTCGAACAGCAAGCTTTTTGCCATAGCCTGGATGTTCTTTTTTGCCTGCTCCTTCTTCTTCTGTTCCAGCTCCTCCGGCGTTTCCTCGCCGGTCAGGACCGGCAGAACCTTGCGCAGCTCCATGATCTTGGATTTTTCCAAGACCTCCTCCGCCACATCGGCGATCTGCCAGCAGTGGCGGAGAAACTCTTCATCGGGCAGCTCTGTCAAAAATTTCATACGATTTCCTCCTTATGCTGTGGCCTTGGGGCTGTAGTACCACTCCATGGGCACCACGTCACTGCCCAGACGGGGGCAGCCGGTCAGGGTGACCGCAATGTTGCCCTTGCCTTTGTCGGTGGTCTTGAGGGTCAAACCGCCGGTGGAGAGTGCGTTCATCAGACGTACAGCCACATAGCCACCGTCAATGGTGTCGCCGACCCACCAGATGTCCTTAAAGTCACCGGTGCTTTCCGTCGGATCCAGCGTCATGCGGGGCGTGACCTTCTTTTCTGCCACATCGGCTGCACCAAGTGCCAGCTTGATAACGTCCGTTGTGGCATTCAGGGCCGTAAAGGCCAGCGTGCAGTCGTAGTCCTCGATCTGCATCAGCTCTGCGGTGTTCTTCTGGGCGTTGTCCACGTCCTCGCCCAGATCCGTGAAGTTTGCCTTGCAGGTCGCAGTGATGCCGCCGGTGGTGGCAGTGATGATGTCTGCATCCTGGATCTCGGTCGTGCCGGACGGGTCAAACTTGTTGACCACAATTCCGGCATTGAACTGCATGGACTTGAACGCTTCCTGCGAAATTTTGGAAAATTTTCTTGCCATATTGCTCCTTACTCGCAAAATTGCGTGATTTCAAAATTGAGATATTCGCACAGATACCCTTCAGGCGGGTTGTCGAGGGGCTGTGCCCACGGGGTGCCTTTTTGCAAAAGAATAGCGCCGCCCTCGCAGGAAAGCGTTATGCTGTCCTCGAGGACCGCGCTGATCGTATCTTCGGTTTGCAGGATGGGGGCTCTGCCGCCCTTGCTGGGGTACCACAGCCGGGCGTGGAAGGATGCCGTTTCGTTCCACCCTCCGGGGATAGTGGGTTTGTAGGTCAGGTAGGGCAGTGAAGCGGCGGGAGGGATGTTATCTTCCAGATAGCCCGGGATTCCAAAGCCGTTGAAAAACGTGTTCAGCGCCCGGTTGATGCTCTCAGACGGGCCCATCACGGCAGCACCGCCTTTTTGCACTTGACGGCCCGCAGTCCCATGCCGGATTCCGGCGGGGCGTTGCCCTCATCGGCTGCGCTCGTCACCTGAAAGGTCTGCCCGTCGCTTGCCCGCTTGATGTAGTCCGGGAAAGCCAGCGGCACTCCCGTGTTGACCAGAAGGGTATAGGTAGATGCCGTGTCAGCCTGCTCTGCCACCTGAGCTTCCACGGTGGTGTCGTGGCGCTCCACGGCCTCAAACTCCGGGCCGTCCTGCCAGCCGGACACAAAGCCGCCCACGCCGTCCGGCTCATAGCTGCGGGTCTGAAAGCGGTATTTTTTGGTAAAGCCCTGCATCACGGTGGATGCAGTGAACGGATTGACCATGTCACATCTTCCTCCACTGATTGATCTCAGATTTATAGCGGGTCTTGCCGTCTGCAGGCAGGCCGTCCTTGCCTGTAGCCATCGTGCCGGACCACCCGGCAAAGGACTGGGACACATACACGCCACCGGCCGGGAGCGCCTTGTCGTATGCGTCGATTTTTTCAGCCAGCTCCACAAAATCAGGCGGCACGCGCATAGGCTGCACCGTCCCGGTGAAGGTCTCGGCAGTCAGATCGCCGTCCCCGGCCTTGTGTACGCCGTCATTGAAGATGGATCCGCACACGAGGAAATACTGCCCCGGCACTACCCCGGAGGGCACGGTGTCCGGCTCAAAGGCAAACTCGCCTGCAATTGGGTTGTCTGCCCGGTCAAAGAAATTGTGCGTGTAGGCGCACAGCTCAGGGACGGTCATGCAAAGTCACCCCCTTGCAGGTTAGACCGATTCACCCGGGGTAATGGTCTCGACAGCGATACCGTCCAGATACTCAGCAAACAGGGTCACGCCCATAATGGCGTAGCTCTCGGAGGTTGCGGTGCTGTAGTTTGCCTGAGTGTGGAAGCCGATGAGGTTGCTTGCCTCGCCTGCGGTCCGGTAGACCAGACCTGCGCGGGCAAACTCGCTATCCGCAGGATCCACATAGTACATGACGATGTTGTCTACCGGGGTGGCAATAACCTTTCCCTTCGCAATCTCACTGTCGGACAGCAGGAAGATGGTGTTGTAGCCCATGAAGTCCTTGATATACTGGAAGCCGAACTGGTTCTGCACGGTGATATTGGCATTGCCCAGATAGTCGTACACGTCCATCACGTTGACAAAGCCAACAACACCGGTCACAGTGCGATGCATGGTCTTGAACTTGTTCTCGACCGCGCCCTTGGCATGTGCCAGCGCCATCTGGAAGGTCTTGGGAGTGCCCTTCAGGGTGCCGGTGTTCAGGAACTTGTAGAACTTATCCGTTACCAGAGCGGTCAGGTCGTACAGGAACTCATCATCGGTCTTCTGCACGGCGACATCGTAGCCGTAATTCTGGATTGCCTCAAGGGTGACAGACTTGCCGTACTTGTCGATGGTGATCTTGCCGTACTCCTTCTCCTTGACGGTGTACTTGCTGAACGGGATCTCTTCGCCCTCGCCCACGGTGCCGCTCTGCAGGGTGCCCTGTGCATACTTGCTCTTGAGCACGGTGCCAGGCTGCATCCGGATGGGGCGCATGATGCCCAGAATGGTGCGCAGATGGTCCCAGTTGCGCTGGAAGCGGGTCACAAAGTCGATTTCACGCGCGGCTACGGTGATATCGGTGGTCATGGTGATACCTTCTTTTGCTGCCATATGTTATTCCTTTCCGCCGCCTGTAAACAGGTCGGCATTTGCAGCAATCGCGGCCTGGCGTTCGCCAGCGTCCTTGATTGCAAAAATTTGGTCTTTGGTCATTTTGGAGCCGGTGTTGGTGGGCGGGTTGTCCACCTTCGCGCCGGTGGTGGTCGTAGTGCCTACGAAGTCGCTCCAATCAGCTTTCAGGCTGTCGGCGTGCTTCTTGGCGTCCTTGACGTTGCCCTTATCGTCCAGCTCCAGCTTGTCGATATCCTCGCCAGACAGCCGCACGACCCGATCAGCATACTTGTCCAGCACCCCGGCGGACTTCAGCAACTCCCGGAACTTGGCTTCCTTTGCTGCGTGGGCGTCTCTCTGGGTCTGCTGGGCCTTGTAATCGGTCAGCGCCTTTTCCGCAATGGTCTTGCCGTTGGCGGCGGCGTCCCGCTCCTTCTCGGCCTTGGCGGTCGCGGCCTTGGCGTCATCCAGCTGGTTCTGAAGAGCGTCCGTTTCGGTGTGCAGCATGTCCAGAATCTTCTTCATCTTGCCGCTGACGTCCACGGTCTCATCCTCCAGAATCGCGCGGAGGTCTTTTCTCTCAAGTGCCATGTGATAGTCCTTTCTGCCCTTGCTCGGGCTGCCATGCTTGGCAATAAGGTTTATTTGCCGGACGTGCTGCCGGTGTGGTGCCGCCTGTGGGGCTTGAACCCACGGCCCCCGGATTACAAATCCGGTGCTCTGCCGGCCTGAGCTAAAGCGGCATAAAAAAGCGGCTGACGCTGTGCGCCAACCGCTGAGTATTTAGTTTTTGCGTGCAACTTTGGTGATACATTCGACCGCCCAAAACTTCGCTTCCTGTAATTTTGTCATGCACAGACTTTTTTCTCGGCTTTCAGGAAGTGCGTCAAGCTGCGTTGCAAGCTCAAGGAAAAGGTCTTCTGCCTCGCAGTGCGCAGTTTTCACATCATCGGGCAGGAACTTTTCTTTTGGTGTTTTGAACATTTTCTCCAAATTCATAAATTACGCCTCCTTGTTCCCTTCCTCCACGGCGATCTGCCGCAGCTCTTCAATGTGGTCCTCCACCGCCGGGCGGAGGAACGGACGGGCTTTCATGCCCCGGGTAAAGTGCCATTTGCCGTTGAAGTCCTTCCAGACCCACGGCGTTTTTCGTCCGTTGCCCTTCTCGGCAAAAATACCGGTGCCCAACTCCACATACACGCTATAAAACAGGTTCGAGCCGATGGTCACGGTCTTTTGTGCGGCAGATACAACGTAGGTGATGGACGCTTTCAGCGCACCGCCAACATAGCCCTCTATGCCGGTGCTGTCTGCCGTTCCTGTTGGCACAAGCAGCTGGGCGTAGTCCTGCACCTTCATGCCCCAGAGGGTCAGCACCCGCTCCGCCCATGAATCCAGCGCCTCATGCAGCTGTGGGGTGTTGTCGGTGAATTTGATGTCGTAGTTGAAGTTCATGGTTCATCCCTCCAATCCTTACTTTTTCTTGAGCTTACAGCTTGTTTTCTTCCGCAAACTTTTCCAGTTCTTCAAGCGCCGTTTCGTAAGAATCCAGTACGTCATAATCTTTAAGAGCCGTACTTTTTGCTTTTTCTACCTTTTCTTTCCATCTTCGTATTAACGGCTCCACATCGCAAACCAACGCTGTGGGTTCTTCTTTTTTACATATGATAGAAAACAGCTCGGAAATTCCGCTGTTCCAGTTTTCCATTGCTTCTTTTGCTTCCATTATTTTCCGTTCTCCTTTCTCCGTTTTCTCTCTTCCGCCCACCACATTTGTTCGGCTTCCTTGCCGCCCTTGGATTTATACCACTCTGTGTAATCCATGACGGGGGTGGTCTCTTTGGTCACATTGTCTCGCTGCATGGCGTTCTGCCGGGGATACTTTCCCAGTGCAGAGGACAGCACACAGCGGCAGTGGTAAACCATCTCCGGCGCGGCGTTGGGGTCCCCGGGGCGCTGTATCTCGTAGCCCATGACCTTAAACGGCTCGTCAAGGTCGGCGGTCTGCTGATCCAGCAGGCGGTGGGTCTCACGGGTACGGTAGTCGTGGGTGGAGTTCCACCGCTTTTTGACCTCGATGCCCAGAGCCTTGGCGTTGCGCATCTGCTGCAATGCCCCGGCGTTCTGAGCGCCTGTGAGCGCCGTGATGGCGTTGTTCATGGCCCAGTGGATCTCTGTATCAGCCATGCCGTTGACGGCCTGCACGGCGATGTCGTGGACGCTCTTGCCCTGCACGATGCCCTGCATGACGTAGCGATTGAACACCCTGGCGTCATAGGTGCGGTTACTCTCGCTCTTGATGCGCTTGTTGGGCACCATGCGGGGGTTCTCTTTCAGCAGCAGCTTGACCGCTTCGGTGTTGTACAGGGTCAGTCCGAACGTCACGCCTGCAGCCTGTTCCAGCTCGTAGAAAGCCCAGTTTGCGCCAAAAGAAAAGATGTTGTATTGCTCGTCCCGGGCCAGCTTGTAGGCCGTCTGCTGGGCCGTGGTGCAAGTCTGTGTGATGCCGTCCATCTTGGCCCGCATCAAATCGGATTGAAAGACCTGATTTTGCAGCCAGATGCGGTAATCCTCTTCGGTGATCTCGCCCGCATCCAGCTGCGCCCGCTTGCGCTCGTCCAGCTGCTTATATTTTGCAAGAAACTCGGTCAGCTGCTCCTGCATCTCCCGGCGGGCAGTGCCGTACACCCGGAGGATGCGGCGGCGCAGGCGGTTCAGCTGGCGGGTAGAGATACGGTCACGGTCAGTCTGTTTCATGGATGTTCAGATACTCCACAATCTCACACTCACGGGCGGACAACTTCCATTCCGTTGCCGCAGCCCTCTCAGCCGCAGCCCTCTCAGCCGCAGCCCTCTCAGCCGCAGCGCTCTCAGCCGCAGCGCGATCAGACAAAATCAGCCCGCCGCCAAATATGGCTTTCCTGGTAGAGCGCTGTGCGTCCAGAGAAAAAAATGGGGCACAGCTCTTTTTGCGGACTTTGAAATCCACGCCGTACTTGCTGTATCGTTGAAGCAATGCGGCCGTCACAATGTGGTCTGGGTATGTATACTTTGGGAGTTGTGCCGTTTTCGTTCTCCGCAGCCGTTCTGTCTCGTCATTTACAAGCTTCGTCAGCCTTGGTTCGGTCTGCGCCACAACGTCCCCGCCGTAGCTTGTCACAAAACTCGTCGCTACAATTGCGCCGTTTTCGTACTCAATATCACAGTTGCAAATGATATGGTTCATCCGCATAGTATTTGCCCTTCCAGAAAACGCCGTCAAAGATGGAGCGAATAGGAAGAACGGAATGCCACGATCGAGATAGAATCCGCAAATTTTGGACAGGATTGAAAACGGTGGGTTGTCCAAAACAACAGCGCCCTCCGGGTAGTCAAAATTCTCATAATTGCCGCCGGGGTAAAATGGGCGCACAATTTTGGCCGGGTCAATGCCGTACTCCTTGCAGGCCCAGTCCCGGATAACAGCGTACACGCTAGGCGGTGTATAGCAGTCGTCAGTGGCCTTTTTTGGCTTGAACTTCTCCACGAACTCTTCATAGGTTTCATTCGCTGCCATTGTTTTCCTCCTCTTCCACGGTTTCTCGTGCTGCGCTTTCCGCCATCAGGTACGCCCGGGCCTTTTCTTTCTGCTCCGGGGTCAGGTTGGGCAGCAGGTCAATGGCCATGTCCTGCCCGACGATCGCCGCCTCGGAGATTACTGTGCTGACCTGCTCTGCGGTGTTTACGATCCGGCTCCGGTTGAATGTCGGCGTTGCGCTGTCAAAGCCAGCCAGCGCACAGATCTGACGAATAAAAGGCTTGATCTGGGTCTCGAAGTCGTCTGCGTTCTGGTTCAGGGGCTCATAAGCCGCATCCAGATGGTCGTTGGTGCTGTTTGCGCTGACGCAATGCACGTCCAGGCCGCCGAAATCCTCATAGACCCGGGTGTGCAGCAGCTCCAGCAGGGTCTGCCTGGCAGTCACCGGCACCTCGCTGGTGTATGGGGTGATCTTGCCGCCCTCGCTGGTGTCCGCACCGGCAATGTGGTACAAATTCAGCTTCGCAAGGAACTCCTGCAGTTCATCATCGGTCATGCCGTTGAAGTTTTCGCACAGCCAGTAAATCTGTGCGCAATCCTGCAAGTCGCTGCAGAAGCCGGACGTCACCAGATCGGTGTTGTCGATGTAGGCTTTCAGGCCTACGAGGGTGCTTTGATGCAGGTCGGATCCCCACAGCGGTACCACAGGCAGAGTGCTGTAGTTTTCCCCCTCCACGCTTTCCAGCCCGCCGCCGGGGGTGGAGACGGTCACGCTCTTGTATGCCTGCTTCGGGGCCGTCTCCTGCATAGTGCTGCCGATCCTGCTTTCCGTGTACTCGGTGTAACCGTCCTCTTCGTACAGGACATAGTGCATATCCGTGTCCGGGTTCAGCCGCCAGAACCGTACCCCGGCCCGCATAGAGCCGGTGGTCTCATCGTACAGGGGCGCAAACTCGGTCAGTTTGAACACCACTAGATGGTCGTTGTTCCAGAAGCCAAAGCTCTCACCGTGGATCAGGGCAAAATATCCGGCCTTCTGGATCTGCTCGTCAAATTCAGCCCCCAGTTTTTCTTTGTCCACGTCCTTATCCGCAAAGGTAACACCGTTGCCAAGAGAGTAGGTAGCACGCTGCTTGTTCAGCCGCCGGAAAAGATTGCTCTTGACCATATCGGGCCGGGGTACATCCTGCCTTGTGTTCTTGGAAAGGCGCTTTAGCATCAAAGCGTAGGCTTGGGAAAAGCGTTCCGCGCCCGGGTTTTTCTGGGCGTCGTACAGATCGGCGTCCAGCGCCATCCTGTAAGGTCCGGAAGCACAGTGCTGCTGCACGAACCGCCGAACAAAATCTGGCTGTTCCCCGGCGGCTTGCGCCTGCTGAAAGGTCTGGAAGGTGTATACAGTGCTCAAAATCAATCCCTCAGTTTCACAAGGCGCTTTGTGCGCACAAAATATCGGATGGCGTCCATACAGTGGTCGTTGACCTTCAGCACGGCGTCGTCTTTATCTGGATCCCAAGCGTACACGCCGAACTCTTCCAGCGTGTGCTTGCAGTCCTTGTAGATCTTCAGCCGCCCGGTCTGCAGCATGGTCTGTACGTCCAGAATGCCGCTCAGAACGTCGTTGTTTGCCGGGGTTTGCGTGAACCCGTTCTTGCGCAGCTCTGTAATAAGCGGAAGCGCAGAGGGGTCTACGATGATCCTTTCCGGCTTGAGCCCGTCCAGCCACGCTTTGAGATCTGTGACGTACTCGCCCACGGTCTTTTGCCGCTTCTGTTCTCGCCCGCTGTAGTAATACTCCCGGGTGACGATCCAGCAGTCTGCATCGGCCTGTTTTTGGAGCAGCAGGAACACCGTTGCGTTCTGGGTGCCGAAGTCGCACGCCACATAGGCGCTCTTCGGGGACAGCTCGGGCAGCACGTCAATGACGTGTTTTTTGGGGTCGAACATGTCATATACAAGGCCCTCTGCCACCGTCCACAGGCCCAGAATGTAGCGCTGGTAGAAAACTCCACTGTACTGGCTGCGGTATCTGGCCTTGATTTCCTCGGAGAGCGACAAGTTGTCGTCCATCGTAAAGTGGAGGTACATCATCTTGCGGGAACGGCATTTCCGCACCCACTCAAGATAAAACCAATGCTGTGGGCTGCCCGGGTTGCAGTTGAACCAGAATTTTGACCCGGTGACGGAGCAGCGGGCAGTGGCCTGATTGACAAAGCTCTGCGGCATCAGCGCCACCTCGTCAAAGAATGCCCCAGCCAGCGTGATGCCCTGGATCAGGTCTTGGCTGCTCTCGTCCTTTCCGCCGAAAAAGTAAAATCCGTTGGATTTGCCGCCTTTGCTTACGGTCATGCAGTTTTCTGCCCGGTGCTCCTTGACGTTGTAGCCACGGGCTGCAAGCTGCTGCTTGAGTGTGCCCAGCACGTTGCGCCGGAAGCTGGCAATGGTCTTGCCGCACATGGCAAACTGTTGGCCGCTGTAACAGGTCATAGCCCACTGGACGAAAGAGAAGCTCATGGCAAAGGTCTTGCCCGAGCGGATAGCGCCATCTGCAATGATGCCGTTATAACCGCTGTATGCGCTCTGCGGTGTCCACCAGCTCAAGACCTGCTTTTGCCGCTGGCTGAGGGCTTTCCAGCGAAAACCGTTACTTTTCCGCATTTTCGTCCTCTTCCTCTGGCAGCATCTCCACGTCATCCGGCGGGCTGAGGTCAGCGGCGGCGCTCAGTGCCTCCACAAGCCCATCGTCCGGGACTTCTATGCTATTCTGGTCTCCCAGCATGGCAAACTTGTCCACGATGGTGCCAAACGCCGTTGACAGCTGCGGCAGTGTTGCTTCCGCGATCTTGTCCGGGTCAGCCATCGCTTTCAGATACAGCCCGAGAATCTCTTGTGCTTCTCCTTGTTTGCTCTCCATATAGGCCAGCATGTCCTGCGCATTCTGCTCTTTTTTTCTTTCGCACAAATCCGCACATTCCGGGTTTTCCTTCACGATCTTGCGCACCGTGCTTTCTGCAACGTCGTTCAGCTTTGCGGTGCGGGTGTAATTTTGCAGCTGGATATAATCCGCGATGATCTTCTTTTTCTGCCTGTCTGTCAGCCGCTTCGAGCCCACCGCCACCACCTCTCTAAACTCATACAAAAGAAAAACCGCCCGGAAACCCGAACGGTCAAAATATCAAAATAAGCAGCGCCCCGCATTCAGTTGCGTTGGACAGGCGTCAAACGGTGGGCGCTGCTGCATCTGGAACTTTCGCGGCCAGATGCCCCGCTATTGCGCGGCCCCCTCATAGGGCACGCAAGCACTCCCGGCAGGGCTCGAACCTGCAACATGCGGTTTTGGAGACCGCTGCTCTACCACTTGAGCTACCGGAGTATAAAAGCCGCCCTTGGAATCGAACCAGCCGTGTCTACACACACGCGCCGCGCTCCAAACTGCGCTCAGGCGGCCATATAAAAACAGCTCCGGTTTGCCGCCGGGGCTGTTGGTTGGCGCACATCCTGTCAGGAAAGCTACACCTTGGCAAGGATTCTAAGGCCTTTTCTTGGCACGAGAGGTTGCACGTGCGGCCTTGCGGGTTGTCTAGTCCATGCGCCATATGGAGCGATACGGCGGAATCGAACCGCCTCCTGTCTCTCATGAGCGGCAGGCTGCCTTTGTGTCAGTGTATCGCATAGAAGCAGCCCGCGAAACGTGAAGAGAGAGCAAAGCCCGGTACCTGCAAGCAGAAAAGGAGGAAAATGCCAAGAAGGGACACGTTTCGGAGGCTGCGTGCATCGGTTTGCCTTTTCGGCTTTGCCGATGGTACCACAATAGCACAGATGCCGATAACAAGTAAATCCCAGAGCGTGTAAAAACAAAGCCCTTTGACGTTGTGCAAAATGTACAGGTTCAACTAAGATTCAGCTCGTTCGCGATCTCTGTCAGCTGGCTCAGGCCTTCCGAAATTGCGCGTGAAACCTGAGACGGCTTGGAATAGCCGACTTTTGCCGCGATATCGGCGTGCCGCTTGCCTTCAACATAGCACAGGATGATGCACTTACTGCGGCGGATGGATGCAGGATCGGCGTGGAGCATATAGGCGGCTTCAATGGCATCCTTCTGCATCTCGGTATACCGGCATTTCAGCTCAGCCAGCTTTGCTTCTGCATCTATGGCAGCATCGCTATTGGTGCCCACCTTGTCGCTTGTTCCGGAGTGGCCGGGCGCGCCGGATGTGCTGGACGTAATTGTTGTAGCCGCACTGCGCAGGCTTGCAATGTGTTCCTGCTGCTGGCGGATCAGTGCCCGCATCCGGGGCAGGCGCTCGAACCAAGCCCGCAGCTTCTGCTCATCGGTGGTCTCTCCCGGCTTTTGCGTGTCGGTGTCAGATGTCCATGTGCGAGTCATTTGTACACCTCCTGAAAAAGAAACATGTTGACCGCCTGTCCACAGCAGCGGCAGTATGCAACCGACTCGTCGTCTTTGACGTATTGATTCAGCGCATCGCATTTTGGACAGCACCACCATCCAGAAGGCGCAGTATCCGTTTTTGGCCATTGAACGCGCTGCTTATCAAGACACGCTTCAATGTCTTTTCTGTTTTCAGCAAAATAGGCAACATCGGCCGGATTTATTTGAAATCTGAGACAGATTTGCTTAAACTTTCCGTCCCAGATTTCGATGCACAGCTCAGTCATCGCGCCCAAAATAAAGATCATGATGCAGAAACCACCAACGTAGCAAAATGCTGAACCTATAACTAGAAAAACTTGATTCATGCGGCTTTATTCCTCCATTTCTTCAATCTCAATTTCCACCCGTGGCTGTTTCCGGTCAAGCTCCACCCGGCTGCCGTCGTGGGCGGCGACGATTTTGCTGTTGTCGTCCTCCAGCACCCGGGCTTTTACCAGGATGTCCGTTGTCGCCTCGATGAGGTTTGCCAGATCGACCCGACGGGCGGTCTTCGTGTAGTAGACGCACCGCACGTTCACACGGGCAGAGATTGGGCTACGCGGCCTTTTGATTTGCCGCAGGCAGTCCGTCTCATAATCCACATAAACCTTGCTGGGGGCCACGAATGGGGTCCCGGAGCGTGTGCGGAGAATGCGTGCGGAATTTTTCTTGGTGCGTGGGTCGCCGTAGAGGGTCAGCTTCATCTGCCTTCCTCCACATAGTACCAGCTTTGGGGCGGGCGTTCGATTCCGAATGCTTCTCCCCGGCAAATTAGCTTTTCCGCGTCCCATCTGCGGCAGGTGCAACAGTCTCCGCGATGCGTACAGGGTTGTATCGCCCAGAAATCTTTAAGCTTTACTGGCTTATCATAAATTTTCAGGTCAGAAATGCGCCATCCGTATCCGTCACCGCCCTTGAGATACTTTTCAGCCTGCGCTTCGGTCAAGCAAGCCGCTTGAAGCAGCTCGTCGACATTTTCGTACTGCAAATCTGACGTTTTGATGTACAGCTTGGCAGGCTCTCTGCTGTCCGTTGCTCCAATATGCGTCAATCCGTCGATTTTGTCACAGACAAATGTACCGATGACGCACTCTTCCATCTTCTGTAACCCTGTCTTTGGAAATCTCTGCCACCATGTCTCTGCGCCGGTGCAGTAGATGTACACCTTGAACGGCGTTTCCAGCTTCGGGCGGGTCTTGCGTACTTCAACGGTTTTCATCCCGCTCCAAATCAGCTTGCACCAGTTGGGCTGAATGCTTATCAGAACAGTCTTCATTTTTTCATCATCCCTTCCATTGCCAGTTGCTCGCACTGCTTTTCAGCTTCCCTGCGCTGCTGGTCATACTCAAACAGCATATCTGCGTACTCATTGCCCACCCGGCGGATGGCCGTTTCCAGCATCTCCGTCACAAGGTCGTGGTACTTGTCCGCGCCCTTGCGGCTGTTCCTGGCAGCTTCCCGGGCTTCCCACAGGTCGGCGAGTTTGTCCCTCCTGTCGGCAGTGATCTCGCCATAGCCGTAGGCATCCTGGATCTGCTCCATGCTTTCCCAGCCTTCCAGCTCAGCAAAGGGGTCAGCTTCAGCCTTTGCCATGCTGCGGGCTTTGGTCTTTTTCTTGACGTACCGGGTCAGACCGTCCTGTATCACAGCGCGGGCATCGTCCATCGCCTTGCGGACAGCCTTGACTTCCCGCTCTTTCTTGAGCTGCCCGGGCTGGCCGGTCCACTCGGCCATCAGCTCGGATTTCGTTTTTGGTTTCATGTTCTTCCTCCGTTCTCACAGCTTCCCGAATGCGCAGTCTGGCAAGCTCAGTTTTCGCATACCACAG